TGACACTCGCTCTCGGCACACGACTGGTATCGAACGGCGGGGGTAATGTTACCCCTGGCGATCTACCTATCCTGCGCCGGGATCTGCTTCAGGAGGACGACTTCTTCGTTCTGCTGGAGGATGGTGACAAGATCGTCATCACGTTTGGGACTTTTGATTCTTTGGACTTGGAGAACGGGGATTTCCTGCTCCAAGAGGACACGAGCAAACTCATCATTCAATCTAACTAACAGTTTATGGCAGATACAAAAATCACAGCACTGACGGCGATCACGACCGTCGATCCCGCAGTGGATGTCCTTCCCATTGTCGATATTAGTGATACGACGATGGCTGCATCGGGCACCACGAAGAAGATCACCAGCAACCAGATCCTCGGAGCAGGCGGCACCGCCACCCTCGCCTCCGCCACCATCACCGGCGATCTGACGGTGGATACCAGCACCCTGAAGGTTGATTCGGCGAACAATCGGGTGGGTATTGGGACGGCGAGTCCGAGTGTTCCGCTTGAAATCTACAAAGCCAGCGGTGATTCCAAGATGCGAATCACGAGTGGATCAAACACTTTAACCGTTGGATGGGATGATCCGAATGGGTTTTACTACACTGCAAATACCGCATTGATGGCTTGGCAGCTTAGTACTGGAACCGCCATGACCCTGAACTCCACGGGGCTGGGCGTGGGGGTTACGCCGAGTGCTGGCCGTGGTGCAATCCAGCTTTCCGCTGGCGTTGGTTTCCCCGCCACTCAGGTTGCATCATCCGACGCGAACACGCTGGATGATTACGAGGAGGGGACGTTTACGCCGACCATCATCGGAACTTCAACGGCTGGAACAGGAACTTATTCAGTTCAATCTGGAACATACACAAAAGTTGGAAGATTAGTGAGTTGCCAGATTTTTTTGGATTGGACCGCACATACCGGAACCGGAGATATGCGTATTTCTGGACTTCCTTTTCAAGTTTCAAGCGCATCAAATTACTTTGCGGCCTCCGCCATTGGATATTTCAGCAATGTTTCTCTATCAGCAGGAAATATCGCAACAGGCTATGCCATTAACGCAACGAGCGTGATAACGCTTGGGCAATATCCGACCGGAGGTGGGGCGGGGGCTGGCATTGCAATGGATACTTCTGGAGAAATACTTATTTCGGTTACTTACATTGTCTAATCCTATGCTCACCGAACGCTCTATCTTCTCGCTCTGCGAGGTTCTCCCCAACACGACGCTCCAAGTCCGTCTTGCGGACCAGATCGTAGATGGAGAAGCCGTGAAGGCTTCCACATTCCGCCGCTATTGCCTCGCCCCAGGCTCCGATCTAACGGGTCAGCCTGAGCAGGTTGTGGCGATTGCCAACGCTGTCTGGACTCCTGCTGCTGTCGCTGCCTACGCCGACAGCCAAACCCCTAGCCCCATCACTCAATGATCGTACCAGTCAATATCGTCGCAGTGCAGGTGAACGCCAACAACTCGTTGTTTGTCACGACCGGCGTTGATTACGACAACGATGGCACGATTGTCGGCCAAGAGATTACCTCGCAGTACACGCTGAACCCCGGCGACTCGCTGGATGGACAGCCGACCGAGGTGGTGAATATCGCCAACGCGCTGTGGACTCCGGCGGTTGTGGAGGCTTACAAGCTGGCCAATCCGGTCATCGCTCCGCCGCTGCCGTGGGTGCCGCCGGTGGAAATCGTCCCGCCCATCGTTGAGCAAGCTGTGCCGGTTTTGGTTGCGGAGGAGGCTGCTGTCGTTGAAGCTCCGGTCGCCTAATATGGAAATCATCGTCAAGCTGACTCAAGAACAAGCCAACCGATACCAACAGCAACAGTGGGGTTGGAATCTCTCTGGCTACCGCTGCCGCTGCTGGTGCGGTTTCTTTGCTTCCTCAGCTAACACAGTGGTTCCAACTCGGAGCCGCTGTGTTGGCTTTTATCGCTGCCGCAATTGGACTCTGGAAAGCTCTAAAGAAATGAACTGGAAAACTACTCTCGCTGGAGTTGGTGCAATCATGGTTGCCGTGGGTGGAGCGTTGAAAGCTCTGTTCGACGGAGACCCTACGACCAACATTGATCTCGCTGCAACCATTGCCGCTGTGACCGTTGGCTTTGGTTTGATCGCTGCTAAAGACGCAGATAAGAAACCCAAGTGAACTGGATCTACCAGATCCTGAAGGCCCTGCTGGACTGGTTCCGAGAAACACCACCCACCAACATTCAACATGGAAAAGCACCCGAGGATCTCAAGAACGGTCTGGCTGATCGTATTGCTGGACTGCCTGGGTTGCCAAGTGACAAAGGTGGTAATGGTCCCGCACGGTGAACCAGTGATGCTCGCAAAACCAGTGAAAGCCAGCGTGTACGCTTTTGACCAAGACAAGAAGCTTGTCGGGCCGTCCAAAGTGACGCTCCCGGCTGGCTGGTACGTTCTCCCAAAGTAACCCATAGCCAATTCTCACTATGTCGATGACAAATGCCGCAGAGGCGGAAATCCTTGATCTCATATTCCTAAACTCCGATTGGGCAAACATCGGAAACGCTACCGGAATCAGAGGTTCTACATCCGCTGGATCTTTCTTCATCAGCCTGCACACCGCAGACCCCGGAGAAGCAGGGAATCAAAACACCAATGAGGCAAACTATACCGGATATGCTCGAATTGCAGTGGCCCGCTCAGCATCTGGATTTACGCTCTCGACATCCACGATCAGCAACTTTGCCCTTGTTCAGTTTGCTCAATGCACAGGTGGCACCAACACCCTGACGCATTTTGGAATTGGCACCGACTTGTCCGGTGCTGGAAACCTCATCTTCAAGGGATCGCTAACGTCTTCCCTTTCAGTTTCCACCGGTATTCAACCGCAGTTCGCCGCAGGTGCGCTGACTGTTACCGTTGATTGATCATGTGGACTACTTCTGCCCACATTGCTTGAGGCCATTATGGCCAACAGATGAGGATGCTCAAAGCATCTGCGAAGAGCATCCAGATGGAGTTCCGCAAGCTGATCTAGTTCCACGCAACCCTAAAATTGAGGAGGAATAATGGGTTTCACCGGAATAGTATCGCTCGCCGAAGCACCGACCTGGCAGTCGTTCTTCTTCAAGACAAGCTCTCCATCAGGAGCCGCAGGACGCTGGTACGACGCAGCCGTCGGGGCAGGCATCCCAGTCTATCAGGCCTACGTCGGCCAACAGTACGAAGCCACTCTCCTCATAGGTGAGTCCAATCGAGGAATCTACACAGGCCCAACACCATCGGCAGGCCAGACCAAACACCTCTTCGCACTCTCAGCAGGAACATCCACAGCATCAGTCCCATTGACCATGCTGCTGGCCGACTACCTCATGTTCTATCCGCTGATCGACATGGATTCGCTCGATCCGCAGGACATGATCAACCCGGTCAGCATATCTAGGTACACCTCAGGTGAAGGCGTCCAAGCCTACCTCGTTGTCGCAGCTCCAATGAGTTCAAGTGGAACAGTCACCGTCACCTACACCAACAGCCAAGGAACAGCCAACAGGACAAGCACATTCGGAATCGCTTCAACCGGAACCATTGGGAGAATCGCAAACAACATCAACTCAACCTTGGACGCAGGAGCAGCATCACCATTCATCCCGCTCGACAACGGAGACAAAGGTATCCGAAGCATCCAAAGAGTCACCTGCAACGCCAGCATGGGCGGTTTCTGCCACATCGTTTTGGTCAAACCGCTTGCAACTCATGTGATTCGAGAGCAGAACACCGAGGCAGAAACTGTGTTCTTCACGCACAAAGCCAACTGCGTACAAATCCAAAACAACTCCTACTTGAACTTTTTGATACTCAACAATACCTCTTCATCTCCTGCACCGCTGAGGGGATTCCTGCAATTCACCTGGAACTAACATGGGCTTCTCTTCAATGGATGATCTCATCAACGAGATCACGACAAATGGAAAGTTCAATCGAACCGATTGGAACAAGATCACCGGTGCGGCTGCGTACACCGCAGGACGGTGGTATGATTTCAGCGGCTTAGCCGGAAGCCCAGTCGCAAACGCATTCACTGGAACCGCTTTGGCTTGGAAAAGCTGCGACGAAACTACCGGGAACGGCACTCAGATATTTGGAATTCGCCACGGTGGAAACGTCAGCCCGGATACCAAGCACATCCTTAACGTCTCGGCTGTCACTGGCGTTGCCACCGGCGTTCCGGCTCAACTCATGCTGGTCGATCTTCAGGGTTATTGGCCCGGCATTTCTACCGCCGTAGCCACCGCCCAGACGCTTACCGGAACTCCCACGCTTCGATATACGAATGGTGCTGGTTGTAGGCTGTTTTTTGTTCAAAACGTTACTTCTGGTGCCACCGCTCATAACATCAGCTTGAGCTACTCGAACACCACTCCCACATCGGGCAGAAATATGCCGGTCACCGTTTCGATGATCGTATCTGCGATTGCAGGCCACATATCCCATTCTGGAACTTCCGCAAACAATTACGGACCATTCCTTCCTATGGCTTCGGGAGATACCGGAGTTTCAAATGTGGCAAACGTCACTTTCTCAGCGGCATCTGGTGCCGGTTCTGGTGCCCTCTGCCTTGCCCGACCGCTGCTGACTCTTCCGATTACCACGGCTTCAGTGGCTGCTGAACGTGATCTTCTCAACCAGTTGCCAAGCCTTCCTCGTGTGATGGATGGAGCTTGTCTTGTCTGGCTCTATTTCGCTGGAGCAGCAACCGCTGCTGCCAGCAACTTCTATGGCGGAATCGAAGTCGGTTGGGGATGATTCATGTCCCTCAAACAAAACACGACGATACTCTGCCAGTTACCGCTTAGACAAAGAGGCGGTGACCCCGGTTCGTTGCGTTCAATGTGGGGGCGCACAGATCTCAGAAATCAAAGCGCGGGAGAAGGCATCTCATCTCAATTGGCGGCTATTCCGTATGGCCATCTTGATCCTTCCGCTTGGGTGATGCCGTACAAGAGCGGAGCAATGTCGGCGTTCACATACGTCGGGGCTCAGTTCACGGCAAACCCGATCAATCTTGCAGCGGGCGTAAACATCTCTGGTGATTCCAGCGTTGCATTCATTGCTGGCCCATCGCTCCTTCAGCTCATCGTTTCATTGGTGGGCGATTGCACGTTCACATTCACCGTCAATCCAGCAACGCTTCCAGGCGTTCTGAATGCATCAGGAAACGCTGATAATGTATTCACCGTTGGCCCAAGTTCGATTGGAGCTATCACGGACCTTACCGGTAGCCTTGTTGTTACGTTCACTGATTCAGGGACTGCAACTGCCATCGGAATCCTCGCTGGCGACGTTACTCCATACACTGAGCTTTCGCCTGAGACTTTGGCGGCAGCGGTAATCGCTGCCTCGCAAACCACCCCAATCGTTGCTGATGCCAAGAATGTGGTTGGAAATTATCAGGACCAATGGAAAATAAGGTCAACTTACAGAAACAGATCAAGAAACTGATATGGCAACCCCACTTACAGGAAGTTCAGTAGCATCCACCTACATTGGCCTACTCAAGACCTCCGACAACGCCAGTCTTACCGGAAGTCTCAGGAGCATCAGCGATGGCGGCGGAACCAATTCCGCGCTCCAGATCTCCACAACCGCAGCCAACATTGTCGGTACCCTGAATGTCACGGGTGCCACCGGACTGGCTTCGAGCCTCGCAGTCTCTGGGTTGGCCACCATTGGTTCTACGCTCGGTGTGACCGGTGCGACCAACCTTTCATCCACCCTGATCGTTACCGGTGCTACTACCCTCTCGTCCACTCTGGCAGTCACTGGTGCCGCCAATCTCTCGTCCACCCTCGCGGTCACCAGCAACATCTCCACGAGCGCGGGTAATCTGTCCGTGTTTGGAAACATCGTCCAAACCAACGCCGCCGCATCAAGTTCGTTTGCCGGAAGCCTTACTGCTTCATCGGTAACATTCAATTCAACCTTCACATGCAATGGAAATGCATCGTTTTTTGGAAACGTATCATTCGCCAATCCGTTAACAATCAATAGCACCCTCAATGTTACTGGTGCTACTGTCATATCGAACAACCTTACTGTAACCGGTTCGATTGGATCTAGCTCTTCTATTAGTGGAACTTCTTTGTCCGCAAGTGGTAACCTGACGGTAAACGGCAATACCACTATTGGTAATGCTGACGCAGATCTCCTGACGGTGAACGCGAATGTTGTTACATTCCCGAACATCACCACTCAGAATGTTGATACAGATACCGATAAGGTTATTATTCTTGATTCGACTGGAAGACTTCGGGCTTCTAACTCCAGTCAGTTTGTTCAGACTTCATTGAACTCACCTCAATGTAAGCAGACTGCAAACAAAGCCAGAGCAAGCATTGAGGCAAATACCACTGGATCTGGTGCTGATGTAATATCGGTTTCTATTACTCCACGAAGCGGCGATTCAAACATTCTTGTTTCTGCCGTTATCAACTATTCGTTTTTAACTGGTGATTCCAAAAACTGCGTTTTCAGGCTAACTAGAAACGGAACTGAGATTGGAACAAGCACTGGTACTGGAATAGTTGGAATCGCTTCTGCCAGCTACGAAGACGGTGAGATTGAGTCGATCAACAATGTTAAGATAGAGTTTCTTGATTCACCCAATACCGCCTCTGCTGTTACATACAAGATTCACATTTATGGATCTAGTGACCTGTATTTGAACTTCAACATAAGTGGTTCCGTCCAGCAAAGCACCACCTCGACGATCACGGCTCAGGAGTACTTCGCCTAATGAAACCCTCTGAAGTAGCGCAAGCAGCTTGCGATAAGCTGTCGTTCACGGACTCGGCCACGCTCACGTTGGCCAAGAAGTTCTGTATCCGCCGCTACTCCATGATCTGGGATTCGTGCCTATGGAACGATACCCTCGGAGTAACCTCTATCTCTGTCGCTGATGGCGATGAGATCAATACGATCAACACCTTCGTCACCACGGCCTACTCCTCGAACACCGGATACAATATGTACATGGACTTCCCAGTGGCCGCGAAGTTCACGATTGATGGCGATACCGATGGCATCGAAATCCCGTCCGCTGAATGGGTGTCATTCTTCCAGCTCGATCCCAACACCTGGAACAACGTCGATAGCCGTAAGTCCACGCCCAACAACTTCGTGAACTGGGTCCGCAACATGGACGTTGCCTACGGACTGGCCGGTGTCCCGAGGATCAAGCTCATCCCAGTTCCCAACGTCAACGGAACCCTCTTCGTTCTCGGCAAGAAGCAGTCCCAGATGCGTCAGTTCGGTGAGGCTCAGACCATCACCAACGACAGCAACTTCGAGCTGCACGGTGTTGAGAATGCACTGATGGCCTACACCGAAGGCGATCTCCTCGAATACTCGCGGCAGTACGGCAAAGCCCAAGCGAAGTTCCAAGAGGGAGCCGCTCAGGTCTCCATTATGAAGGACATGGAACGCGGTCAGCAGCAGCAGATCAGCCGCATCATTCCTGACAGCCTCTACGACTACACCTTTCAGGACATCACCTAATGCCATTCCAATCCTCAGACGCACTCGACGACCAGATGCTTCTAGATGGAAGCAATGGGTTCAGCACTGGTGTCGTTTCAGCTACTCGTCCAGATGCCATTCCGGCCACAAGCTTGGAATCGGCCATCAACATGGACTACGATGACTTTGGAAACCTTGTCACTCGTCTCGGGTCCGTTTCACTGGTTGGCAACAGCATCACCAGCAACTGGGAAGACGTTATCACAAACTGGGAGGCAACCACCGCCAACTTCGCGTCCAACCTCCCAGTCAACTGCCAAGTCTACTCTGGCTTCTACTTTGATACGTCCGCCTCAGAGCGTCTGGTAATCGCGCTGAATGATATCAACGCGAACACCAATCTGTTGTACTACGGATCTCCTGGTATTTCGTACAACGTCATCAGCGGATCTACGATCAATCCTCTCGCGAGATACGTTTACTTTGCTCAGCTCAACGAGAAGTTGTTCTACGCGGATGGCTATAGCGCACTGCGTTATGTCAACAGCTCTAACTCGAACGCATCCGTCGCTGCCGGAAAGATCAGCCGAATCGATGTCATCAATCAGGGGTCAAATCTTTCCACGATTCCAAATGTAACAATCTCTGCTCCTCCAAGTGGGACTACGGCTACCGCTGTTGCTATTGTTGCTAATGATGGCAATTTGGTTGCAATTAGTATTACCAATCCAGGCAGTGGATACGTTACTGCTCCAACAGTAAACATTTCCGGTGGTGGAGGATCACACGCGGTCGCATTCGTATCACTCGCCGCCCCCGCCAAGCCGCTCTATCTCACCACCCACACCAACCGTCTGTGGGCCGTGTCAGCGGATACCACAATCCAGCCCGACACCCTGTACTTCTCGGATATCCTCGATGGCGAATCATGGGACCCGCTTGGTTCCATTCGCGTTGGTGGCGATGGCGATCCGATTCGTGGTCTCTACTCGTGGTTCGGATACCGCTTGCTCGTGTTCAAGGAGCGGTCCATCTGGACTGTGGATGCCGATCCCACGGCAGATCCCGCTGATTGGTCTATCTCGCTCGTCAGCGGAAACATCGGCTGCTCCTCGCACCGATCCATTGCTGCGGTGGGTGCTGACGTTTTCTTCCTGTCTCGTGACGGCATCCGCTCGATGGCCCAGATCCAAGCGGGTACTCAGACCAGCGTTGGACTCGCGCTCAGCAGCCCGATCAACGATCTCATCAGCCGCATTGACAAGACGCGCCTCGAACTCTGCGACGGTGTGTTCTGGAATAACCGATACCTGCTCGCAGTTCCGTTCATTCAGGAAGGACCGTTCGGTGTTGGTCTCGAAAACGAGTATGCGATGCTTCTCGAAAACGGTTACCATCTTGAACTCGAAGACCTGATCCCTCGGAATAACGCGATCATCGTATACCACTCACTGGCCCGCTCTTGGCTTGGATACTGGGACAACTGGCAAGTGAACGACTTCTTTGCCACATCGTTCTCAAGCTTTGGCCCTGTGCTGATGTTCGCTGGCGATATGACCGCAGTGTCTTCGGCAAGTAATCAGGTCTGGTCATTCAACGACTACCTGCCAAACACTCGCACCGTACCAACACCGGTTTCTTCCTATTTGGATGGTGGCTCGCAATACCAGTCCTCGGTGACCACAAAGGCTTACAACCTTGGGGAACCAATCCCCGACAAGATCGGATACAGCATCCAGCTCGCGTTCGATAACCCGTACACCACCCAGAATACAGGTGTTACCGTTTCCTACGCCAAGGACATGACTGGAACATTCTCCACGATTGATTCCGGCCTGAGCATAACCAGTTCTCAGAAGTTCCTGAAAGCCTACAACCTCATCAGCAAGGGCCGATGGAACTCGATCCAATTTAAGGTTGAAACCAATGCGGGCGGTCGCCTGTCATTCCAATCCGCCATTCTCTCTGGCTTCGTCGATTCCGTGCGTCCTCAGCAATGAACGCACATCCGTCTATCATCGAAGCAGCTAAGCTGCTCAGGCTTCATTGGCCAACTTGTTCCACATGGAACGATGATCAGCTCCTGAACTGGATCGGCATCTTCAACAAGATGAAGCAGATCGGAATCATCAAGAATGAAAAGGGCGAGTGCATTGGTGTCGGAGCTGTTCGTTTCCTGAACTCAATCGAGGAAGCGGAAGACATCAACAACAACTTCCCTGATGGCCACATCGCTTGGATCGAGATGGTAATTGGGGTTGAGCCGGAAGCTGTTCAGACTCTCTG